CACTATCAGTAGTGACAGTCTTATATCCCTGCAGCACTTGAGCCTTAGATGCAGTCACATCATCCGAACTTACGCCTCCTGCTCCACCTCTTAAAAGTATCGCCTGTGCCATATTACACCCCCTTCACAAGTAGCAAGATATCGGTTTCAGGCTTCTTTACAAAGCAGCTTATCACTATATAGCCGTCATAAGTGTCTATCCTGTCTACACAGCTCCAAGCCTTTTTTATAGCCTTAACTCTCGCACTATCCGTAACTCCATCCGGTATTATGAGAGCTATCTCAGGCACATCTGTACTCTTAATACCTGCTATATCTATACGCTGTGTGTAAGGCCCTTGAGCACTAAACCTTGAAGCCGTAACTTGTATTTGCCTTGTACCGCTTACTGCTTTATCAAGCTTTGCAAAATTGCTGTTAAAGTCCTCGACATTGTAATTGTCTGTCCTGTCCGGCATTTTCAGCTTTAAATTGTCTGTTTCTCTCATAAATCACCTACCTTAAATCAAGCTCTGTCATTTGCTCATGAGTATACTGCTCCAATTCCCCATGAGTTTTTATCTCAAGCATTCTGTGAGTTGTATACCACAACAATACTTCAAGCGTCATGTTTGCCGGCACCATCTTTTCCGCAAGTTTTTCTATCTCATCTTTTAATTCCTTTGAAGACAGTGCCACTACTATAGATACGCTTCTTTTATCTACATCCACACTCAGTTTGAAGTCTCTTTCAGAGTTAACCATTGCCAACAAGCTTTTATATAAGGTTCGATAAGTATATGGCAATCTTCCCTGCATCACTGCAAGTATTCTTAGATTTCTAACATCAAGCTCATCTGTATCTTTGTGTGAGATATTCAATATCTTTTCCCATCTGCTTGCTGCATCCTCGTCTTCACTTAATACAAAACTGTTATCTACAACCTTATTTCCTTTATCCCAAAACGCCTCAAGTTCCGGTTGTTCAGCACCCATAATCTGTCTAAACTCAAGTATATTTTTTAAGATATCAGGCAAATAATCAATCAGTTTCCTATCCATTGAATGTACCTCTTACAGCTATAGTATCCTTATCAAGTATTACATTTGACGGGCTACCGTTCAGCTTAGTGTCTGAGATATCTTTAATTCCGTTTATAGCCAGTATTCTGCTCTCAATATTTGATATTCTAACAACTACATTTTCTACCGTATCCCATGACTTATTAAGCTCATACAAATATCCGTCTATAGCCTTATTTATCTGAGATTGCAAAGCATTAAAACTATATCCTGCGTCGTACACTATATCAGTATCTATATTTATGCTCTTTGCTTTTACAGACTCTATATGGCATATATGGCCTATCGGAGCTAAACCGTCGCCCATCTGATCGCCGTTCGGGTCTACAGCTCTCTGCACATTTGATACCAATGTTTCACTCGCAGGACCATATTCGGAATTTGCTATTATAGCAAGCACATGACCCGGAGCTTTCAGACCTTTAGAATCTGTAGCTCTAAATATCTTACATCCGCCTACTCCGTCAATAGTTGTAACCTTTTGATAATAATCTCTTTTATTGCCTCCAAATGCTTGACTTTCAAATGATGAGAAGTATCTTTTTCTAAATTCTTCCGTATCCTCCTCATCCTCGCCGTACACTTCAATGCTCTCTATGCTTGCCGTTTCAAGGCCGTCTATGTATTCAATAGGTATTAGATTTCCTCTTTCAGCATTCGGCAAGCTACCTGCAGTCTCACAAATAATATAAAACTTACCTGTACTTATCTTTTCAGATACTGCCCAATTAAACTTTAAACTTGAAAATCTCTTGCCGATATCGACATCTATATTGAAAAGCGCAACTGCTTTCGCATATGTAGCTTTTGTCGGTACAAGGCCTCTTTCAAGAGCTCTTCTTACCAGAAATTCCCTTGGTGCAGTATCGGCAAATGTACAGTCTATAAGATACCCTAATGCGATATACGCTTGTGCCAGTTCCGCACATACAGGAGCAACTGCAGAAAAGATTACAGAGCCTTCTCTTTTGTCGAGGCTGTCATCAATCCTTGCAAGGACTCTGTTTAATATATTTTCATATGTATTATCTTCAAACACTATCTAACCTCCGTTTCTATGTCTATATCGCCGTAAATGCTGTCGACTTTGAAACTCACAAGAAGAGTATCCCTGTTTCTACTGAATTCAAAATCATAAACAGCCGTAATTCTATCATCCTGCAGCAGTGCTTCACTTATAAGTCTTTCTGCCTCATCCTCTACTATATCCGGGTGAGTACCTACAAGGGCCTCAAGCTCCGCTCCATAATTCCATGAATAGATCAGAAATTTATATCTTTCAGTATTTAAGATAAGCATTATAGCCTGCTTTACGGCTTCTTTTTCATCTATAAATCCGGATATTCTGCCTTTTTCAAAATCTATAAAAAAAGTATTGCTTGACTCCGTGGACTCATTTATTTGTAGTATATCTTTATCGTTTAAAGGAAGCATGCTATCACCTCAACTTGTCCAATACTATGTACTTCTGCCCACCGTCAACCCTTATAAGGATTACTTGATCACCTACCTTAAGACTGTTATCAAGCGTAATTCTGCCTATTCCTTCCGCTTCGCAAGTGATTTTGCTTACCATTCCTGTAAGAATTAGTGCGCTTTCAGGTATTGTAAGCTTCTGATCTATCCATATCTCAAGTGGTGATGCCTTCACCACCTTACCGAATCTGAAAGACATAGGATCCTTTGACTCTACCGCCTCAAGCGCTGCCTGCTTTACAGCTTCAACTAAATCAAACACTAAACAGCCCTCCTCTCAGTTTTAAAGTCATTAAGTGCTCATCATTCTTAAATGTATGCGTTACCTTTTCTGCTACCATATAACTTGATACTGTAGTATTTTCAATCTGTAGCATAACAACAAGTGAGGATCCGGCTCTTACTCTTATGTCTCCAAATGCGTCTTTTATGGTAAGAGTTTTTGCAACCTTGTTGTAATACTTAAGAAGTGCCTCGGCTTTTTTTGCTCCCGACTCTTTTGCTTCCACAGTTTCATTAAGCTGTAGCACTCCCCACTTGTTGATATTCTCACCGCTTTTTACTAAGAAAACATCATTTGTCTTATCCTTAGTGTTCTTATAAACAACTTTTACCTGATTGTATGTTCTACTGTCTATAGAACTGCTGTAGTCGTATGACTGTGCGGTATCGGTATTTATAAGCAAGTCAAGCTTCATGCTGTCGATATTCTTAAGCGTAAGCTTGCCCACATTGTCATAGAATACATATAGTTTACCTGTATTCTGCAAAGTCTCATCTATGGCATTCTGTACAATATCAAAGAGAGTTTTGTTCTGCTCTTCTCTGCGTGGTATCTTATAGCCCGTATCCTCAAGTTCTCCGATATTAAGTCTGAAATCTTCAGCGATAAGTTTTATAACCTCGCCTGCAGTCAAATTATTATATGCATAAGTATCCTTATTCTTTAAATATCTTAACTGGTCATAAGCCGTACACTCTACAATATTACTATCCTTACTCGATATCTTTTTACTGAAAAGAAATCCGAAAAACAAATCAGTTCCGTCTACTGTAAGCTTTACCTGATTACCTTCTTCAGTCTTTATATTGCTGTCATCATAGTACGCAAATTTAAGAGTCCCCGGACTTCCTTTACGCTCCAAGTCAAGCTGAACTCCTTCTTTTATAGCAGGCAGGTAAGCTTCTTTACCGTTACTGATCATTATATTTACTGTCATGGTATTACAAGCTCCCATCCGTCTATAATTAAATTTGGGTTCTTTATTTTAGGATTAGCGCTGACAATTTTAGGATACAAAGAGCCATTCCCATAATATTTTTTGGCTAAACCCCAGAGTGTATCACCTCTTTTTACTATATGAGTTTTTGGCTTTGTAGCAGTAGATGTATCTCTATTCTCGGTTATCTTTGCTTCTTCCTTCTTTTCTTCCTGCTTAGTCTCTCCTGTAGCAGTTGCAGGAGGTTGGACAAATACAACTTTCCTTGTCCCATAATGCCTATATTCTTTTAGGGTTACACTTACCTTGATATCTCTACCCTCTTGTGCATCTTCAGTAATGTTTAAATCCTCTAAAGTAACCTTTATATTGGTCTTGAAGCCGTGAGGCCTTTTAACAACGAATTGAAAAGGCCTCTTATTTATCTTTAACTGATTCAGCTTATCAAGATAGCTTTTCTGCTTTTTTACTTTACTTACCGTTGCAAAAGAGTAGTTTTGAAAAGGCAAAAGGAATTCAAAGCTGAATTCCCTTAATCCTTTTGTCTTTATGATATTGACTTCGCCCTCGTTTATGAGAGTTACTGTCTTATTCATATTCTTAACTTTTAAACTCAACTTAGACGGAGTGATAGGCAGTAGCATATTTGCTAAATAAAATCTAAACATTAACTATGTACCCCCTCTGCTCCCATCTGCACAGCCTCAACAAATTTAACAGTCAAAGCGTCTAAAACATTATCTAAATCCATATTAGAGCTTATCTGATTAGTCATTCCTGAATAATCGACCTTTATTTCTGCAGTGGTAAATCTGTTGATAGCCTCCTGCTCTGCAATATCTCGCAAATACTCAAGATTTTCTTTTGTTTCTGCAAGTGCACCTGCTGCAGCTGCAGTATTACCTGCAGTCTTTCCTATGTTATCTGCAACTCCTGCCCCTGCTCCCTTGTCAAATGCTCCTGTATCAAATCCTAAAGAGTCAATTCCGTCTCCATTACTCATAGCTATCTTCTCAGCTTTAAACTGGGAATACTTGCTCTTTAGATCTGCGACCTTACTGTCCATGTCGCCTTTCATTCGCATAAGTTCCCATGTTCTCGCCTGCTTATCTGCATTTGACTGAGCCTCTGCTCCCACCAAGCTCTGTTCCCTTGCGGTTTTCTCAGCATTGAATTGAGCTTTTGCAGTAGTGGCAAACGTTACCTGTGATATGGCCTGAATACTCACTCCCGGTATTTTATTAAGAGCGTTAATGAATCCGTTAATCATACCGATAGCGCTGTTTAACATGTTCTGTATCCCTGTTAATACGTTTACTCTCATCTGTCCAATGAAATTTGATACCGCAACACCAGTTTTCTGCCAAGTGAGAGACAACTTTCCTGCCAAGTCCATAATTGCATAAATACCTGTAAAAAATGCAAGTCTTAACGCTACAACACCAATACTCATAGCCATTTGCGCAAGTGTCCAAGCGTTCTTCATTCCACCGACAGATTGAATGAATCTGTAAATCACAGTGATAAGCACTCCGAGTGCAACTGCAATCCATAGAAACGGGTTAGCAAGCATACCTGCAATTGTAGCTCTATTTGCTGCATCAGCTAACCACATAGCTGCTGTCCAAGCGCCCCAAGCAACGGTCGCTATTGCTATGCCCCCCGCAATTCCTACAAGTATCGGTTCTATTGTGCTCCAATTGTCCACTATAAACTGCGCTCCTTGCCCTATAATCTGTATAAGTGGTTCGAATGTATCAAAAGTGATATTTGATATCATAGTAGCCACCTGTGAGTAGGTATAAGGCATAGAGTTAAATTTCTCATTTATCTTATCTGCAGATGACAACATTGCGCTCTTTACTACGTCAGCCGTTATCTTTCCTTCTTGAGCCAACTGCCTAATCTGGCCTATTTCAACTCCCAAGTGGTCCGCTATCGTCTCGATAACGGTAGGAGCTTGCTCAAAGATTGAGTTAAGCTCATCACCTCTCAATACTCCCGAGGCCATGGCCTGAGTAAGCTGTGTCATTGCTGCACTCATTCCTTGTGCGGATGTTCCGGCAATTACAAATTGCTTGTTTAAAAGCTCTGAGAATGCCACCAGCTCAGACGTATTAAGAGTTTTATGACCATTTGCGTCTATAGTACTAAAGGCATCTTTTGCCATAAGTCCCATCTTAGACACAGCGTCTGCAGTATCCTGATATGCAGCTCTTGACTTGTTTGCAGATTCCATAATTGCATCCTGCAAGTCCTTAGTCTTTTGCAAATCTCCTGTGATTAAGTTAAGTCTTGCTTGCGTCTGATTATAAGTATCACCAAGCTCCATTAACTCTTTTACTGAGAATGCCACTCCTGCAGCAGCTGCTAATTTTAAAAAGCTTTCTTTCAACATATCTACAGAGCTTACAGTATTCTCAGATGCTTCCCTTACCCGCTCCTGTCTCTCTACAGTGTTATCAAGTTCACTGTTTAGCTGATTCAAGCTTGACCTTGCGTCTTGAAGCACTGAAGTATCTATTTGATTAGATGACGTTGACTGCATTTGCTCAAAGCTGTCTATACAAGTGATTAAGGCTGAATTAATTCGCCTTAATGCGTCCGACATACCGTCAGTCAGCACCAACTGTGATTGTATTGTAGCCATTAATCAGCCTCCTATCTTCTTTGTTTGCTCTTTAATTCGTCAGCATCCTTTTTATCATTCTTAGCCTTAATATCAATGGCGGCGACTATGAAGGCCTTTTCTTCTTCTGTCATCTCCACAAACTTGCTTGGTTCCCAATGAAATTTGTGTAGACAGTAGTAAGCGTAATTAGCCTCAGGGTCACCGCCGTTAATTAGTTTTTTGCTTCTTCTACCAGATCAGTATCGCTATCAAATCCGTTTACCTGCATTACCTTTGTGGAGTAGTCCTCAAACTCTCCTGGAGTAAGCATTGTAGTTATAAGCTCTTCAGCACTCATAACTCCATAGCTGTCCTGAAGCTCTGTATCCTGCAGATTTGGAAACACTGTAGTTCTTACACATACCTTAGCTAAGTAAAGCTGTGGGTTAAACTCCTGAGTATACTGCCCTCTCTTGCCCGGTACAGGAACGGTAGTCATGCAGCTTTTTCTTATCTTTGCATTCTCTGTTGCTGTAATACAACTTATCTCCCAAGGAATAGGATTCCCTTTTTCATCAACAATTCTGTTTGTCGCAGGAAATAGCACATTCTCAACTCTTTTTACATTTTGCGCTAAAAAAGCGCTTAAATCTCTACTCATATTCTAATCTCCTTTTACTGCATTCCCTTAAGCAATGAGAAGCTTTCAGGCATTTCCCAGTCGTCAAATGTTCCTTCAATATCCTCGTCAAGTGTTTCAGAGTCAGCATTAAACTTTGTAAGTATACCGCCCTTACTTAAGCATCCTTTAAGTATTACTGTCTGTCTGCCAACAGATGAACTTGGGTCCTCGTTTGTCACCTGAATGTCGAATGTAGGAAGCTTGCCTGTATTCTTATAATCAAGCCACATCTGTCTAAGCACTGACTGATTATAATGTGCTGTACCCTTCCACTCGCCTGTCCAACCTAAAGGCTTGTTGCCTTTTCCTGTCTTCCCGAGTATTGGCACTTCCTTTGAGTTTATCTTTGCACTAGCCTCAAAAGAATACAACTGCATAAAGTTATATCTTCTACCATCCTCAAGAATTATATACGCACTGGCTAAAGATCCGTCCATTGCATCTAAAGCATTCATAACTGCATTGTTGTCCATTTATGTATCTCCTTCCTACGCAATAATCACGTTCATATAAAGCTTTGTCATAGCATTTATGATGTTTATATCCTTGACAGTACAAAGCACTGACTTCTTATCGTTGCCCTGCACTATTTCAACTGAGTTCACATCAAAATCCTCTATAGCTCTCAGCTTCTCAAGCTCCTGATGTACCTTGCATACATCATTCCACAAGCTTATACGCCCTGCATTGTCATTCGGTACACGGCCTAAATATCTTGTGTTGAACAAGACTGCAATATCATTTGCTATCTGATCTATTACCCTGATTGTCTGATTTGATGCAAAGGCAACATCCTTATCATTCCTAAATGCTGTAAAAGTGTTAATGTCCTCAAGAACTTTAACCTTTCCGTTGACATTGTGAAATGCGAACTTGCCCTGCTTAATAGATGTCTCAAGCTGTGACTGTTTAAGGTCTGTTACAACCTCATACTCTCCATCATAATCGGCATTTGTGAGCGTTTCATTTACTCCGCATTCCGCCTCTGCTCCAGCTACCCAGTACACGAGTGAGTGCTTGTCAGTTGCCACAACATCATTTATCAACGATATAATGCCTTCAAAGTTATCATCAGACTTGTATGTAACTGTCTGGAACTTAGCGCCGACATCATCTCTCATTCTTTTTGTGTAAGCAGCAAAGAGCTTGGTTATAGTTGTATCGTTTGTTGGACAGCACAATACATTAAATGAATATGACTCAAAGCTCTCCAAAGCCTTTGTATATACTTCCCCTGTGATTGCTCCGCCATTTGTACCACCTGTTAGTGGCATTCCTGCACTCGCTGCAAGTGATCCCGAACGCTTAAATGTGACGTAGGGATTGTCCTTTAAGCCTGCCATATTATCTACTGTCTGGGTGTCCACAAGCACTCCCTCAAGGTATGTACTTACATCAAATGCACTCGGCTTATCCACATTAGCAGCAACTACAATCTTTATGTCATTGCCCCTTGTTCCGGGGTACTTAGCTGTAGCAAGAGTATTACTTGCTGCCACTGCATCTGCTGCAACTAATCTGTATACAAGAGCTTTCTTTGCATGTGCAAACACTTCTCTTAGGTTTATCATAACCTTATCATCTACCCTATGTCCAAAGATCTCTTTTGCTCTTGTCATAAAATCTTCTCTTGTAACCTCAAACACTTTGCCTTTTTCGCCCCAGTCAAGGGCTATAGGCAATGCGACTACACCTCTACTTGATAAAGATGCATTTGCTCTCTTTGCGTTTGAGAATGTTACGTATGTTCCGGGTAAAATCTTGTCCTGACTTGTCCAAATTCCGCCACCTAGCGCCATTATTCCACCTCACCTTTCAAAAATTCATCTATCATTTCATCCACCTCATCTGTCGAATACTCCGTATCCTTATCAAGCAAGATGTTTATCACATCTTTATAATCCGCATACTTAGAAGACGACATAATGGAATCTTTTTTATGTTTATTAACGTTGTTATCATCTATCTTTTTCAATCTTAATCACCTCTGTTTAATACAACCTTTGCCATGTCCTCTCCTGCCTGATATTTAATCGTATCGTACGGATATGACACTTTAAAATGCAGTACTCCGTCAATAATCTCAAATGACTTTGTAATCGCCCTCACAATATCCTTTGTCGATAACTCTATAACGGCCAACTTATCTGATAAAGTATCCCACATAGCCATACAATCCTTATTTCCTGCCTTTGGGAAATAAATAATATCGAATACCGGAACAACTCTTTGAAAGTCTCCTATGCCTCTTCTCATATATTCGATATTTATCAACCTGACTAAGATATCGCCATCCTCAAGGCCTTGTTCGACCTTATCAATATATATATTTGCATTTGGCGACACCTTGTCTAAAGCTACCGTAATAGCATCTAAAATCATAGGCACATTAATCTCCGCCATTCATCACCTCCTGCAGTTTTCTTTTTATCTTCCTCTCAAGCAATGCAGGGATTACGTTCTTAAGCTTTTCCTCTGAGATCGTAAGCATATACTGAGGCTCTACATATCCACCATTTCTGGTTCTGTGGCCAAACTCAACATAAGGCGCATATTCTACAGGGTTTGAAATAATAACTGTATAATTATTGCCTTGCTTAGTCACTGTGATATCTGCTACAGCGGTCCAGCCTCTCCTAAGCGTACCTCCTGTTTTTCCGCTTCTTGCAGGATACTGGCCTACAGGAGTTCTTGGGATAACTAAAGCTAAAAGCCTTGCTGCAATCTCTTTACTGCATTCAGTGCAAAAGGCCTCCATATCAATATTCTGTAGTCGTTGCAATTTCTCTTGCATCTCTCTAAAAGCTTCAAAGTCTGCTCTGCCCCAACTTGCCATTAAGCGTTCTCCTTTTCAAGCTCCAAGGATACCTCCTGATGCGTCTCATATACAGCAGGTACTCCGCTTGATATATAGTCGGTAGTTATACCGTTTTGAGTTATTCTCAACTTAGATCCGGGAGCAATCTTAATCTCAGGAGCAATAAACACCTTAATAGTCTGTTCTATGTTCGATATATTATCAGTCTGATTTGCTGTGCCGGAACTACTGTATGACAATCTGCAAGGTTGATTACTTAGAACTACTGTATCTCTCAATGCAGTAGCCTTAGTAACCTCGTCCTTTACTTTTCTCTTTTCCAGTATGTCACAGAGTCCTCTGTATCTGCTTTCTACAGCTTTCCTTGCTTGTTTCCATGCATCTACCATCTGAATCTCCTATAGGTGATAAATTCATCTCTGCCATAATTCAAAAGGTAGTCTATAAAGCTATCAAGTCTTTGCTCATCTGTCTTACTGCCTTCTCCTACTGCGAAAGATATATTTGTATCACCTTCTTGTATTTGCTTAACGGCTGTATCCAGATTGAAATTTAAAAGGTCGTTAGGAGCAAATGTCTTTTTTGACATTAAAAACTCACCAACGACCATATTTACTGCAACATGTGTAAGTCCATCAGGGATAGCAGAGATATTGCAATCGTTCTTTATAGTATTTTCAACCTTTTGCATAGCAAAGTTTATAGCAATATCATCACTATCTTTTACTGTATAGCCTAATGACTGCAACCTCTCCTTTACCCTCTCAAGCATATTACCCCCTTGAAATAATTCTTGCTATCGGAATAGCCTTATGAGGGATTGTCTTATTATCACTCTGAACAAGTGACCAGTTCAATCCGTTCTCAAGCTCTGCATTGGTAGGGCTGTTTGTAGCCTGATTTGCCTTAAGATATGAGATACCCGCAACGCTCACAGCATTTCTCTTTCTTGAAATAAGAGTATCCTCACCGCCGTTAGTCTTCCCATCTCTTACCATCTCGTAAGGAACCTTTGCGCCCACATCCTCAAAGCCTATTGCACCCTCTCCGAGAACATATGTGGTGTAAATAGATACATCTCCTCCTGTAGCTCCGACATTCTTTACCTCTACAGGCATAGAATCATCTACAAGTACAAGCCTTCCGTTCCAAGTACCCATACTTAGATCTCTTTCCACACCCTCGCTGTCTGTATACTTGAGATATGCTAAAAGCTTAAGATTCTCCAGGTTCGTAGATACACTGGAGTGACAAATTACCAGGCTAAACTTCTGCTTATTATCTCCACAAGCCTTCTGAATAGCGCTGTTAAGAGTTGTAACGCCCATTATCATGCTCTCGTCGGTCTTTTTATTCTCTGTGGATGCTGAAATATCCAGTGTATGCTCGTCGACAAATGCCTTGTTAGCGGTCTTTATAGCACCTGTACCTGTACCGCTCATGCCGAATACGCCCTTTAAAATAGACAGTAGGACCTCCTGATCCACCTCATTCCAGTAATCCATAATCTGTGCCCTAACATTGGCCATAAAGTCAACACCACCGGTCACATCATAGCTGAAGTCGGCCTCCGTCCATCCCATCATTCTTCCATATGCGAACACACCCTGCTCATAAGTTGCCGTTCTTTCAGGGTTTAGGTTTGTCTGTCCGTCATAGTTCTGCGCCTTGCCTCCCAATCTGCCAAAATAAGGCAGAATAGCATAAACACTACCTGTCTGAGACTGATTCTTAAAAGCTTCTGCAAGTCTCGGATCGGATACCACCGCCATAGACTCTTTTAACTTATTAAGCTTTACATTCGGTATCGCGGACATATACGCGCCAAATGCTCTGTCATTAAAACTCTTTGCATCAAATTTTGCCATTATTGTTTACCTCTACTTTCTTAGTTCCCTATATCGGGATTGTTTTCAATATAGTTAGCCAACTCATCATAGGACATTTTTGACATATCAACCTTACCCGCACCGATTTCCTTCTTTGCTACTCCGGGCTGAAAACCTTTGAAACTTGGCTTTGCTGCAGCGGCTTCCTCGAACAAATAGCTGTCAGACTTTTTTAAAGCAGTTATCTGCTCTTCAAGTCCTTTTATGCTTCCATCATCCTGAAGCTCTGCCTTGTCAAGATCCTTGATAAGTGCCTTGACTGCTGTTAAATTCTTTGCCTTAGAACTGATTAGCGCAGACTCCAAAGCACTGTTTATTTTCATTTGCTTGATTTCGGCTGCATGTGCTTCATCCTTTGACTTATTCTCTGCCTGCAGTGTAGCAATCTGCTCTTTCATTGCTTCGACATCGCCGGTTGAGTTCTTTAGGGTTTCAAACTGCTTGTCCCTATCGGCAATATCAGTCTTAAGCTTGTTCTTTTCGTCTACAAGCTCCTTAAATCGCTCATACGGCACATAATTCTTAAGCTCTTCAGCGCTTGCCTTTTCGCATTTACCTGCTAACTCTTCATCCATTCCAAGTGCTATAAAATCTTCTCTTTTCATGTTCCTTAATTCCTTTCATACATTTTTTAACGTGGTTCAATCCACTTCTTTTCTTTGTTCTTTATCGTCTGCAAAGCTAAAAGACGGCAATAAAAAAGCACCCTGCTAAGGTGCTTTAAAACTTATATTAATATATAGCCTTCTCGTCCAGAAACCCCATGCCGTACACGTCTTTATTTTGCGATACGCATTTATTTATCATCCTGATAACATCTTCGTCTGAATTATCCATCAGTAAGGGTATGGTTGGAAATGATTCCTCAAATGTTCTTTCGTAAAGCTCAAGAGCCTCTTCTAATTTATCCACTAATTTACTCCTTTCAATATGTCAAGCATTGCTTTGTAACTGTTGGGTAAATACTTCTTCACATACTCCAACTCTTTTCCGCCACAGACTTCTGCGCTTATGATATTCGCCCACGCTTCCGATGCTGCCGTATACTGTCTACAGATTATCTTAAATTTGCCGTAATTGCTTACATCAAAACCCTTGTCTGCATAAACTTGTCTTAATGCCTTCTTGTTTGACGTTCGTGCGAACTTGTCGAAATATTCAATATTGGAATATATCTGATTGTAATATCTCTCTCCATGCCCCCATGTTATCCTTGCATTCGGAAACAATCCGTCAATCGCATCTTGCACTCCGTGACTTGCGTTATGTGCTTTAAGCTCGAGTTTAAGCTCTGGAGTTAATATTGAACTCAAGAACTCTTTGTCTTTTCTTAGCGCCTCAAGGAACTCATCACTTGAGCTGGGAATTGATTTAAAGTAGTTATTCATCCACGTTGCGTCTCTTATGGCCTCCACTTCCTTAAAATGGATATTGTTAAATACCGCTTTTTCATCAAAGAAATGAGCGTACTCATGAGCAAGCGTTCCAAATTTATTTATTTCAGGGTACTTACTACTACTGTTATAGTTAAAACTTAAGCTATTTGAGGCCGGATCATATGCAGCAGTTTTTGAACCTAAAAGCTTTATCTCATCTATTTCATTTGCATATAGTTTGTAAAGTCTTCTGATATCTTCGTTGTTATGATTGTTTACGATATCGAAATATTCGTTATAATCATCATCCTCCATACGAGAAGCTTTTAGCTTACTTAGTTCAGGTATGTCCTCTGATACTTTCACTTTACCACTTTGCGTATCAATATCCAATGCCTTACCATCGTCAGCAGCATCCTTGTTGACATATTGTTTCTCCCAATCTTTATAAGTCATATTTCCATCAACAAAGTACTTATCGCCCTTATCATTCCTCGCAACTCGTTCTCTATCAATTCCCAGCTCTTCCCAGTCGTCGAAATACGGTGCTGTGGTGGTTCTACAATACGGGTGAAAAGGTGGGGCCGTAACTCCTGCCTGAAAGTCTTTCATGTCAAACACTTTACCGTCAAGCTTTCGGCATATCTCAGATGTCTTACTGTCCAAGGTGGCTATAATCTCATACTTTTCAACCCCTAAGTCGCTAAACACATTCTTTTGAGCTACTGAGCTAAAATATGCCGACTCTGTCATTATAAGTCGGCCCGCTGCATAGCTTGATGTGCCCATTTTAGACTTTATCTCTTTTATAGCCTTAGCTGGATCTGCTCCGGTAATTATATTTCTTGTTAAAGAGCTATGAAGCTCATTAACTAACTTCTGCTTATTGCTCCATACTCTACTTGAGAAATTTGCTCCGTCTGCTGCCCAAGGCTTATTGACAATATTGCTCAAAGTATTGTTATCAAGCCTATCCATAACCACGCCAACCCCAAAGCCTTTTTGCAATTCAAAAGCTGTCCTGTAGTACCTGCTTGAGTACATGTCTTTTATAGCCTTGTCAACCGTATCAAGTTGATTGCCGTACAGTGCCTCAATACTCTGTTGCGTTTGAATTTTTAATGCCTCAAGTCTTGATATGTGAAACCTTGCTGATGCATTCTCAAGTTCTTTTGCCCACTGCCCACTTATTGCATTATCCTTGCCATGTTTGATGTACTCTTCAACCGTCCATTTGAATTCTTCTAATTCTCCAGATGTTAAAAGCTTTCTAGCCTCCGTCATTGTGATACTGTTATTGTCTGCAAATCTCTGATACCACATGTTAATTTTAGCTTCAATCTCTGCTTGTGCCTTTTGGTATGCCTGATCTACATCTCTGTAGACCTTCATAGCGTCTTTATTTGTCGCATCCTCTAACTGAGTAAACCTTTCTTGCCAATATTTTGAACTCTTCACATCTCATCACCATCCCCAGGTTCAACCTCTCTGATATCATTAAATGCTCCGTACTGCTCCTGTACCTGCTCTTCTTTTTGCTTTTTTATACGCTCAAGCTCTTTTTGCACATCATCAACCCAAGGGTGCTGTTCTATAATAGTCTCATCTGATAGAATGCCGACTGACTTGACACAGCTCTCTATGGCCTCAGTTTCATTGATAAGTATATCTCTGTTAAATGTGATAGTTGCCTCTTCATCCTCAAAATCACCTAATCCCATATTGGATAAGTGCGCTTTTACGAACCAAAGCAAATCCTCAAAAGCCGCCTGCAGTTCTGTTTCCATATCGTTTGCATCTAAGTCAATGTCACTGTACATACTCTGAATATTCATCTGATTAGGATTGCCAGACATTCTATCATCTTTAGCGTCGTAACCCATCCCATTCTCAATTAAGGCTTTTTTGAATATCTCAATAATAGCTTTGTAGTTGTCTACATTTACCTTGACCTCAAGGGTATCAACTCCACCCTTTTCAGAGTCGTTACTTCTGACCTTAACGGCTCCGTACAGTGCTAACTTCTGCCTAAATTCTCCTAAATCTTGTCCGTCATAATTCTTAATGACAAGAATAGTGTTTCTTGCATCTTCTTGCATGTTGTTTTCAAAGTCTGAGAGCATTATGTTAATGCCATCCTGTAGGGATTTGACTCTCTTTAATAGCGGCGTACCTTCGTGATATTTAAACGGTATCAATGGAATTCTGCCCCAATTGTAGCCGTCACTTTCAACATTAACATAAGTGCTATAAGGGTTAATCATATCACTTTCTAAGCTTTCACCACTTAGAATGAATCTATATACCCCCTGAGGAGTGTATACTTCTGCCCTTTCAACTTCTGTCTTGCGGCCTGCAGCAGTATATTCATCAGTCTTATATATTCGTACCGCAAGTCTTACTCTTGTCTTTTCATCATCTTCCCAAAAAGGCAAAATCTCATACCCAGGAAATACCTTAAAGCTAAGCTGGCCTAAACTGTCATAGTTTGGATATATCCATGCGGTCCCTGTGTTCAACATGTATTTGCCCGCCTTTTTGATATTGCGCATAAACTTTTTATTAAATATCTGTTTTAGACATTCAAGAAAGTTTTCGTTATCCGAACTTACCACAAAGGGCTGACCAAGTAAGTAATTAGCCTTTTGATTGACAAGTTTGGCATACTGATTGTCTATGATCCTGTTGTTTGGCAGATTGCTAACTTCCTGCAACTCTCCGCCTTCTCCTATAACAGTCCTTTTTCTTGTCAGTATATCCTGCATACCGTCATAATACATTGCACCTTTTAACTGCAGTAGCCTATCCGGCGATGCTTTCCATGTCAGTATCTCATTTTTTAGAATGTTGATTCCATCAATACCGACTATGCTTTTTTTATTAAAAAATTGGCTGATTGCCAAAATTATTCTTTTTATGAAATCCACATCTTCACTCCCTTTTAATCAAAACTATACACAGAGCCCATCGAGATGTCCTCAAGAGCGTATCTCATTGCATCCATTAAGTGGTTAAAATCATCAATCGGCCTGTTTATCATATTTCCTGTCTTAGTATCCTTTGCCCATGTGTAATTGGATATCTCTGTAATGAAATTTACACACCTTGGATGAATTATTATGTGGTAGTCCTGTATAAAGTCGATACCGTGAACTATACTATCAGGTCCCTTCCTTGCAGCAGTTATATGCGATAGCCCTAATGTATAAAGCCTGTCAATGCTCTTTTTCTCCGCACTGTCGGCTCTTATACGCTCTTTGGCATATCCCATTTTCATAACTTCATCCGCTATCGCCTCATTGCTCATGCCCTTCTTGTACATCTCATCAAATACCCATATTGTCTTGCTTTTTGTGTCTACAAGGCCACAAAACAAAGCACTGGGGTCGTTTGTATAACCAAAATCCAGCCCGAAAGCAGACTGAATTGTTGATATCTTCTTGACCTCATTTATATCAAATGCCTTTTCTTCCCAGTTTTCATATACAAGACCGTCTACTATTCCCCACTCACCAAGACCTGCTACTTGATACCTTCGTGGGTTGTTCTTTTTCATTGACTCAAATACCTTCAAATCAGCTTTATCAAGCCACTCATTGCAGAGATAATTTGTAGTCATCGCTAAAACTTCATCATCAGGAGCATCAAAGAACCTTTTCTTTATCCAATGATGTTCATTCCAAGGGTTTAGTGTGATTGTTATCTGCTTAAACAGCTTTACTTCATCAGGAATAGCGCCTCTTATAGACTCATCAAGCATATTAAAGTCATTTTCATTTGATATCTCATAGGCCTCTTCCAGCCACATCCAACAAAGATACCCTTGCTCTACCGTAATTGAAGTAATCTTAAGCGGATCATCAAGGCCCCTGAAGTAAATCTTTTGCCCTGTCGGTATGTACGTCATCTCAAGTGGTGATTCTTTCACTTCCCAATGATTTTCAACCTTAAGCCGTCTTATCGCCCATTTAAGCTCTGTAAAGCAACTATCCTTTAAAGTTCTGAATACCTTGCGGACCACAAGCAAATTAGCCTGCGGATACTTCATAATGGCCCATATATACCACAGAGCTGTTGTCTTTGACTTCTTACTGGCACGACTGCCCTTACAGACTCTGTATCTGCCTTTATACCTCCAATATGTACCGTATCCCTTACCAACTACCTCAGGTAAATGAATCTTAATGACATCAGTCTTCAAGTTCATCACCCCCGGATATGATTACCGGCACATTTGCGGTAACATCCAACTTGTCTTTAAACAGTCCCATACGCTTACCAAGTAGTTCAGCAGCCTTGAGCCTTTCTTTTTCATCAGGGGCTTTCTGTATGGGCTTAGCCCTGCTTACGCCTTCGCCTTGCCCCTCAACAACTACAATCTCCGACTGTGTTTCACCTCTCAGCACTGAGGTAAGGTAAGCAAGGACTTCCTGCTGGTCCGCAATCTTTTTATCTGATAACTCTTTAAGTTTTTCGTCAATATAGGATTTGATATTAGGTTTTATTAGGTTTTCAACGCCTATAACATTTGCCGTCTTCTTGCTATACCCTGCCTTTACGGCTGCGTCTGTCGCATTTCCACTGATGATATATTCATCAGCAAATCTCTGTTGTTTTAATGTTAATTTGATATATCACCAGCTCCTTTCTGTGATTTTGAATACAAAAAAGACAGCCATATCAAGCTGTCTCTCAAGAAGAAAATGTTAGTAGCTGTATCCTTTAGTTTTGGGGGCAGGGAAACATCAACAAAAGCCTGCCCCGATATCACATAAAGGAGGTCATATGAAAAAGTATACTTGCTTTAAACTTTTCACGTATACAGTATAGCACGCTTCCAACTTTATTTTCTTCATTTTTATTCACTTTTCTTCACTTTTTCTCACTAAATACTTTATCAAACTCTTTCAGCCCTCGCGCATGCAGATTATGTATTGTGCCTAACGAGTAATGCATGGTCTCAGCTATCATTTCAAATGTCATATCTGATATGTATCGCATTGATAAAACTGCTTTATATCTCTCGTTATCCAGCTTATTTATAAATCCCCTTGCCTCCTCTACTAATTCGACAAGCTTTTTAATATCTGCAGTAATTTCTTTCTCTAAGTCTACACTATCAACTATCGCATTCTCTGCTCCACCGCCTGTACCACCCTGTACTTTCTCTGACAAGCTTACACTTACTTTCCCAGCCAATGCCATAAGTCTTTCCTTCTCCAACTCTTTAGCTTTTATAAGACAATCAAGCGTCTTAAGCTGTCTTAAATATTCTTTCGCCGTCACTTACTCACCTCTCTTTTTTCAGCATATCTGCTTTTATTAAATCGTACAAAATATCTATAGCTGTACGATCGCTTCTGAACCTGCAATTTGGCTTAGTATGTATTCTTGAATCGTCTTTTCTCCAGTCCTCAATCATAAAGCACTTTGGACTGACGAAAATAAACTTACGACCTCTTGCAACACATAAATAGTAGCATTGCAAATCCCTTGGAATTCCCCTGCACGGCTTAAATCCAAATCTCTCAAACTCTTTTACATCTACGCTCGGTATTAACATACTAACTCCTTTTCCAGTGCTGCCAATATGACTTCCACCCTCTTCTCTCCTAAGCCTTTTACACTTAAAAGAGCCTTTTTAATTTCCGCTATATCTATCCCTGGTACGGACTTTACTCCATCCGTGTAGCCACTCTTGTAAATGCTCTGTATATACAAGTTCATTTGATTGTGGTCCATCTTTCGGATGCCCTGATATTCTTTACGATTTATCACTATATCTTTTTGTATTGCCATCTCTTGCTCCTTACCTCCTAGACTAGCCTTTCCATGCGGTATTTTTGTTTTACGCAAGGGTACTTCTTTGTATCCACCTCGCTCATAAACATGTCTAGAGGTCTTGCAAATACCCCATATTCGCCGTAAAGTGCCTGATATATCACAAGTCTTTCTTCTGTCTCTGTTTGTAGTGCTATAGTTATCACCTTGTATAATCCGCCTTTAAAATGCTTATACACTTCTCCTGATTTTGGATTTTCTCTATTCATACGTCCTCCTCTATCTTATCCTATTCGACTTGTATTTTCCCTTGCATCAGGTCCGGCAGTAGCGCATCCCTAAATTCTGCCAAAATTTTATTTTCTTCATTGTTCAAAAACATCATATGTTGCTTCCACATCGATACAAATACGGCAAGCAATTCGGGAAATGCTTTGTCGCTTCTACATTCGATTTTAAAAATTGCAGATTTTGTAAGATATATATAATCTTCTTTATCTGCTTTTTCGCCCACTACTTCGAAGCTTTTACTAATGTCGCTTTCTTTTTTATTTGCATACGCATTATATAGTCCTAACGTTTTAGCTAATGTTTCATTCACTGTTATTTTAAGTGCATTTTTACTCTGCATTATGCGATTATAGTCACTTGCTATGTCTTTATAACTTCTGTGTACCTCTTCCACCTCCGCAGATGTTATGTAGTCCTGTGGCCTTATTGAGTAGTCCTTACTTGCTATTGTGTCTATGCTTACGCATTTAGATATCCCATCTACATCCTTGCAATTTTTTATAATGTCATCTATCTTCTCTATAGCCTCGTCATTTAATACATTAACTTCTTTTTTGTATACTCTGCTTTCATGCGAAGCTCCGCCAAATTGTCCTCTTTGCTCTCTGATTTCTTTTTCGGCCATTTCTCTTGCGTCTACAAAAACAACTTTTTTCGTAGTTTTATTTTTATTAAAAGACAAGACACAAACAGGTATACTTGTAGACTCAAACATGTCGCCCGGTAGTAACACGACAGCTTCAAGGTGATTATCGCTTACGAGCTCTTTTATTATGTCGCTTTCTACTTGTTTCGGACTCAGTACTGAAAGCGGTAGCAAGAAGCAAGATTTATCAGCTAATTTTACGCCCGTAAGTATAAAGGCGTAATTTGCATTGTTTTTTGGTGGTACACCATAACCCATAAACCTTTGGTCAAATCCCGCCATAATTGGCGGCTCCCATTTCAGGTTATACGGTGGATTTGATAGCAATACACTTCCCATACTTTTCTCCCTTCTTTATCTCCCAACTTTCATACACTTCACTTTTTAATACATCTGCCCTCGTCACTGTAGCCTCTATGCTTCTTATCACCAAGTTGTACAGCAAGTACGGGATTACATTTTCATCTAATTCGTATAACAAAAATTTCTGATTGTGATCTCCATTCCACTTTTGAATAGTCAAAGCACCACTACCCGCGCAAAGGTCTATTACAACATCTCCATCTCCTGATAGTCTAGCCAAAAGCTTTCCTAGGCTTGCAGGTGTGTAATCTTGTTTCTTTTCCTTCCTATCAGCTTCGTGATATTGATAAATCTTCTGTAACCAATCCTTTGACAAGTCGCCATTTACAGCCTCTTCAAATGCCTGCATTTTCTCGCAATTGTCAAGATTTTTCATCAGTGCAGATCCTAGGTCTTTTACTTCTGCAACTTCAAAGATTTCTAATACTTTCGACTTTAACTCACTTAACTCCATCTACTCATATCTCCTTCCGCTTTGCTTATGTACAAGCTTAACCCTGCTACTAAGCTTAAACCCCGCAAGCTCAACAACATACTTGATATGCTGTACAAGTTTGTCATGTTCCGCCTGCTCCTTTAATCTTCTCTTTTTCGCTTCTTCTATGGCCATAATAGCCTTGTATGCTGTGCTATCCCTATAGCCTTCGGCGTTGTGTTTGATGTCGC